ACATCAGTTGCAGAGACAAACTCTTGGTTTTGCCAAGGATTTCTATGTTCAAACATTTTGAAAAGCGGATCAATTGGTGTACGCTGTTCCTGATTAGCCACGATTGTTGTAAATGGTGTTACATCAGTCCAAAGTTCCTTGACAACTTGAGGACTGATATAAAAATCTCGTCTATCAGTAAAAAGAACACCTGACCCACTAAGGTTTTTAGTAGCCATTGTTATTTCTTCCTTATTTTACTTTGTGAAAGTAAAGCAGCATTAAACAAGTCTTGATCATTCATAACTGGTTTGCTAATTCCTGTTTCCACACTTGGTGTAGTAGGATTTTGCAAAGCCTGTGTAGCTTGACTAAACTGTTGTTTCTTCTGCTCTACGTTAATTTGTTGTTGTGTTGGAGCGTTCTGTATATCAAATAATTTTGCTAAAACATCTAAAGTTACATTATTAGGGTTTGTAGCCCAGCCAACAAAGTCAGCTGCTTTCATATCATCCCAACCATATTGATTCTTAACTGTAGAGTATGCTTGATTTAACATCTGTTTTTCTTGTTGCTGAGCAAACATTTTATCTTGCTCTTGCAAACGTACATATTCTACTTTCTTAAGATAGTCATATCGTTCGTCTTGATACTTTTCTTTATTCATTCGATATCTAAATGAATCACTCTCAGGATCGTTATAGGCTTCCATTTCATTGTAGTTCATTGGTTTCTCTGGTGCAGTTGGCTCCTTCAAAGGATCAGCCTGTGGCTGGGGCTGGGTTCCTTCGGAGACTGGGCTTGTAGACATGGTATCAACAGCTCGTTTATAAAGTTCAAGCTCTTTCTTCATGCTATCTGCCTCATTCTTGGCTCTGTCTGCTTGTGATTGCCAATATTGCATCCTATTAGGATCCTCTTTTGCAGATACATCATTTTGCATCTCAGCAACCTCATTGCCTTGTGAGGTTTGAGTTTCTGTTTCTTCGAATTTAGTAGTCTGGGTAATTGATGGGTTAGGTTGTACTGTATCTGCACCTGTATCGAAAACTTCTTGAGTTTCCATTTGGGGTGTGCTTACTTCCTGTACATCAGCATTACTTACGTTTTCCATTATTCCTCCAATGGTGTGATTTGGTCATTTGTAGCATCTTGCTCAGCAACGACCGATTTAACTTTCTTTAACTCATCTTCTGTCCTTGCCGCGTAAAGCTTAGATGCCATATCAGCCCTATTGGAAGATTGATTAAGGTTAGCTTTGTATTTTTCAACTTCGACACGTTGACGTGCGTGAACCAGCTCACGTCTAGCTGTTTGCAGGTCTCCCTGTAAATCTTTGATTTGCTTATCTTGACCTTGTACTTGACTCATTAGTTTTTGCATTTTTGAATTTCTATTTAAGACATCTTCAACATTAGCAACATCTGTTTGTTTAAGTACTTCTAATTGATCAATAATTCCATTCTTATATAAATCCATATAATACTCAAACCTAGCATATCTATTAGATGGTAGGGTAGAACCAGATACAACCAATACATCATATTTACCAACTGTTATGTCGTTTAGTTTTCCTAGAAACTGCCCACTAATTTGATCGTAGACAGGTTCATTTATTTTTACTTCTTTTGGTTTATGGTTTGGTTGTAATAATCGCATGACTTTCATAGTGGTATAAGTTGCTTGAATAAATCCTACTACTACTTTAGCAACTTGATTTATACCTTCCTCAATGTCATCTCTTTTAGATTTAATTCTTCTTTGACCATACTCATCTATTGCCAATGTACCTTTATAGGTTTGCGGCATAGAAGATGGATCTCCTTGCATTAATGCATAAATACCTAATATACGTTCTATATCAGCCTTAGCATCAGCTTCGTTTTTGTATAATTCATTAGGTAAAGGTATAGGCCCTGCTACTACAGGTTGACCTAACTCTGGATCAAACTCTATAACTGCAGTACCAGCTCTACCCCATTCTTCTTCTAATTGTCTTTTATTCATTGAACCTCTAGGTATCAATAACTTAACATTTGTAGAAGAAGATGCATGAGCAACAATTAGTGATCTTATTTTGTTGATATACGACTGAAGTCCTTTTACCATTCGTACATCACTTATAGGGTATGGATTACGATTATGATTATTCATAAAAGTAATAAGAGGATAATCCTCTATTGGTAAAATATCTATATATAATAGTTTACCACCAACACTTACAACATGCTTAATTCTAGTTATTTCAATTTCATTTAATAGTATATCTCCAGTTTCTATAAGCTGTGCAAATGTAACTCTTTCTAATACAGTTGTACTATTTGGTACAGCAGCAGGAGTTTCTTCTCCTTGCATCATTACCTGCTCTTGAGTGACTGGATTAATCATTAAATGAAATGTATCTCCAAATTCTTTTTCTATATCTTCGTATTTTAATATTTCATTATCATCAGTTATAACTCTTTGTTGTTCCTGGTTATATATTTTATACGCAGGTTTAGATGCATAAGCAATATATTCATCTTGAGTTAATATCTTTTCATCATTTAGCTGTGGATCAAATATTCTATAATGAGGTACTCTTATTTTTGAAAATCTTTCAATTACTTCTAATTGTCTTTCATCTGGCGTACCATAAATTCGCTGGGCGTTGATATCCTCTTTACTAACAATCTGATCTTCTAATCCATGTCTGACTGACTCTGTTTGAGGAGCAACAGATGTCGTTGTTGCAGACTTTATAACCTCAGTTAAATCTGGATACATGGAGATAAGCTGCATCTCAGAATATAACCTGGCTACCATAATGTTAGAAGCATCTCTAGAATAGGCATCTTGGGAAGAAGGACATATGTATACATCTAACGGATCTATCGCTTTTATAAACACATCACCTTTACCAAAGTCAGCTTGTGGATCATGATATGCCATCATGCAACCCATGCCCTTTACATAGTAGTCATCCACTACTTCTTTTAGTTCGGTGTTTCCTTTTGAGTTTTCCCACACCCAGCTCATTAGATCTGAAAATGTTTGACCAGTCTTTACATCACTACCTTCTCTACCAGTTGACTGAAACCTAGGGGAATTAGCAGTAAGCATAGCTTTTGCTTGTTCTACTGCTGGATAAATTACGTTAACAACTAAAGGCTCTTGAGCGCGTTTCCTTAATGAGTCAACTTGCTCTTTAGTCCATTGAATACCGTTTCTAAATTCGTTATCTTCTGTGGCTTGTCTAGCCCACTTATTACGAACAGATGAATACTCTGCTAACTTCTCCTCTGATATCTTGACTTCTGGATGTTTTTCGGGCATATCAAGAATTTAGACACAATATTACATAAAAAGTTTCAAGAAATCATCCAATCTTTAGACTTTTTTACTATTTCTTCTTGAGAGTGATAAGATTCATTTCTTGCATTACTATGATTTGGAGTATAATTATTCTTAGTTGCATAATATAATCCATCTAACAAGTCATCGTGTTTCCCTCGTGGGAACATCAATAACTCATCCAGTAGATGTTTCATATCTTTTTGGATATACATCTTCTTTTGAGCAAACCAAGGCTGCATCGTTTCTAGTCTAGCTGACTTACTACTACGTGGAGTTTCTTTAATTTCTAGACCTGGTATGAATAATCCCTCATCATCTGCACGAGTTCTTAAATAATCACGTAACATCTCTTGATAACCTACAGATTCTATACGAGTCTTTACTGGTTTATACTTTTTAAAATATTCAATAATAGTATCTGCTAAATTCATAGGTGTTGATCTTTTTCTATAATATGGCAGCACAAATTTATTATTCTTAGAATCAACTGCAACACATACTATAGTAGAGAAGTCAGCATGTTTACGAACAGAACTAGCTGGGTCTACTCCCATAAACACATTGACTGCTCTCATTTCTTCTGTATCAGGAAAATGTAAATAAGCATCACCATCTTTATATTTAAGATACGCATCATAGTATTGTAAATAGCTCTCTTTGAATAGCTGATCTTCATCTCCAATTATCTCACATTGATATTCACGATAAAATGCAGATACTCTCCCAATAGAATTTAAAGATCTTTTTTCTGCTTCTAGTTTTTCCTTTGACCACATCTCAGGCCATAGGGCTGTACCATCATCTTGCAATGCTTTATACCTGCGTGACTCCCATCCATCGGTCTGCATTAAAGTTTCTACTAAACATCTTTGATGTTGAGGAGTACCAATAACTGCTATCCTTCCACGTTTAGCATCTAATGCTGGAACCATAGATTGCAGCAACCACCTTAAATTAAATTCCATAGCTTCTGCTGTTTTAGTATTGTTCATATCTTCTGGATCATCTAGCACAACTAATGTAGGTCTTTGATTGCCATGTTTTAATCCTACTACCTGCTGACCTGTACCACGACACATAATCATACTATCATCTTTTAACACTATCTCTGTACGTGACCATTGTCTAGCAGTATGTTGTCCAAAGTATCCATAAACGCTACGTAACTCCATACTATACTCTAATGCATTTTTTATAGTTTGCAATAACCTAACAGCATGTCCTTCTGTCTTTGAAGATAGAACAACAAACTTACTACCTCCCTGTGTTAATACATGCCATAATGGAAATATACATGCAATCAATGATGACTTAGCATGACCTCTAGGTGCAATAACATTGATCTTATTTACTTCTGGTTTAATTAATAGATCTGCAAGTTCATGATGAAACTGTGGAGACTCACTAGAAAACATACTAGGTAAGCATACCTTACCAAATAGTATAATATCACTTGATAGCTTTTCTTTTATTTTCTGAATGTGTTCCATAATTGCTTTGCGTGTTTGTTTTGTTCGTACTTTGACATCTCTTTAGTACACTTAGGTAGATTTTTAACTTTAGTACCTTCAAAAGAACTACTAATGATTCCACAATGCAACTCCCCATTTGCAGTTGCTGCGAACCCACACATAGCTTTTGATGTTAATGGGCATGGCTCAAACATTAATAACACATACTTGGTGGTAACTTATCATCATCTTTTAATCTTTTAATAAGATCTTCTATATACCATTTAGCTTTCTCTAAATCTTTTACAGTATTTCCTTTATATGGAGAACGTACAATGTATTTAATAATATTACCACGAAACCAGTCCATCTGCCAAGATGCTATAAACTCAGTTACCTCTATACCATGAGTATAATGTTCTGGGTGGTTTACATCGTCATTCATTACGAATACTCTGCCTCTGCTAATAGTATATTATCAATATTACCTACTACTCTTAAAGATACATTATCACTCTCTCTTATACACCATGCAGAAAAATATTTATTTTTTTCTACATCTATTTGAGCATTGATCTCATACCACTCATTATCTGCAAGATATATCCTATGTATATCTTTCGTATGCACTCCAAACAGTTTAACACCGTAATCATTATGTTTCATTTTCATCTCCTGGATCATGATACTCTATAAAGTCAGACTCTACTTTTCTAGTAGCAACTAATTTCTTTTCCTCAGTTTCTATTTTATCCATTATTTGATTAGTCATGTCTATCTGCAAAGTATCTGTTGTTACTTTCTTATTTGGTTTCATTTCTAACATATCTACAAAATTCTCTACACCACGTAGCATATTAGAAACGTCTTGCTTATCTTCTGCTATTGATATTGCTTTTAAAATAGTATCAAGCACATATCCCTTATCAACACCTCTTGAAGATAGTATCTCTTTTAATTTTTCTTCTACCATATTGCTAATTACCTTTTGTTTAAACAATCTTTTTACAGTTGCGCTAGGATTCTGCTCATCTGGTCTGTATATCTTGCCAACTTGATTCCAATCTACCTTTTTTCCCTCAACAATCTGTCCTACGTACGCATTTACTGCATTTTTAGTACGTTTTGACGTTGCTTCTCTTTCTTGCCAAGCTCTTGGCTTCAACATTGAGTAAATACCTGCAGCTTTATTGGGTTCAAACAGTAATCTACCTGTTCCTGTAGACCATTGTACCCCACATGTAAGCTTTATGAGCGTTTTTACTCTCCCTGACTTATCAGTATAGACATTCTTTGCTATACATTCTGCAACATACCCATCATCTGTACTAGCCCAGTCTCCTTCTTTAGCTGATTTCCAATATACTATAGGATGTGGACAATCATCTGTAGTAAAGATCGTACAATCTCTGGTCTTATGATTTATTTTTCTAGTAATAATTTCCATGAGAGTACGGATTATACTATATATATATTACTTAGTAATGGAATACTATTATGTTTTATTATATTACTTAGTAATGTATCACTTAGTAATGGAATACTAGACATCTGATATCTCCTTTTTTTGTATATGCTGTAATATGATCTTTTCTATTATCTTTTTTTCTGCTTCATAGTATTCGAAGTCTTTTAAATACACTTCAAATGCTTTATCAATTTCCTCATCAGTAGTTACTCCCTTTTCCCATTTACCTGTTCTAGGGTTAAATACTTCGTATACTACTCTTTTATCCATAATTAATATTACCAATTATATTATTATTAAACAATATGAGAGTGATGAAGTTTCAAAAATTACTTTACATTGCGCGTGCGTGGTGTGTACGTTACCGTACCCCGTTGTATTTGCGGTTTGACTTTGTCATTGGGTTAGAATAATGATTTCAGTTTAGCCCCTTGGTATGAAATTACTTTTACTCTAACTCTAACTAAGGAGATATCATGACTGATACTACCCAACTACAACTAGAAGATGCAATGTACAACGCATTAGTACGATTCAACAAACACCAAATGGATAACATAGACGTTATCTTTGAAAAGACATTCGAAGGAATGGAAGGCATGCTTGAGAAAGTATTACCTCTCGTTGAGAAGATGATTGAAGATTAATAATATATAATCCGTACATTGGC